TCAGCAGCTGGTTATCTGTTGTGGTATGCAATGTTTGTGCCTGATTCAACCATCTTAATTGCAGCACACAAATACACTGGTGCTCAGGAAATCATGCAACGCATTAGATTTGCCTATGAACTGTGTCCCAATCATATCAGAGCAGGTGCAACCAGCTACAATAAAGGCAGCCTGGAGTTTGAAAATGGCTCACGTATCGTGTCGGCCACAACCACCGAAAACACTGGTCGAGGCATGAGTATTTCGTTGTTGTATGCCGACGAGTTTGCGTTTGTGCGACCAACTATTGCCAAAGAATTTTGGACTTCAATTTCGCCCACACTGGCCACAGGCGGTAAAGCAATCATAACATCTACTCCTAACTCAGACGAAGATCAGTTTGCGTACATTTGGAAAGGCGCCAACAAAACTGAAGATGAATTTGGAAATCAACGACCCGACGGCCTAGGCATCAATGGATTTAGAGCTTTTAGAGCCTACTGGAATGAGCATCCTGAGCGTGATAAAACCTGGGCCACTGAACAGCGTGCTCAGCTGGGCGATGAACGATTCAGGCGTGAAATGGACTGTGAGTTTGTGATCAATGACGAAACTTTGATTTCGCCTATCAAGTTGCTGGATCTAGAAGGCATTGAGCCTCTCCGTAAATCTGGCCAAGTGCGCTGGTACAAGCCCATACGCTCAGACAGCATGTACATTGTGGCCTTGGACCCCAGTTTGGGCACCGGTGGCGACCCAGCGGCCATACAGGTTTTTGAAGCTGAAACCACGGAACAAGTGGCCGAATGGCGACACAATAGAACAGATGTGCCCACGCAGGTAAAAATTCTGGCAGACATTGTGAAAGAACTGCATGCAGTGATCAAAGACGATAAAAAAATTTACTATTCAGTGGAAAACAACACCCTGGGCGAAGCAGCACTGATAAGCATAGCAGAATATGGAGAACAAAACATTCCTGGCTACTTTCTCAGTGACAATTCAGTGCAAGGCACCACTGGCCGGCGATTTCGCAAAGGATTCAACACCACCAACAAATCTAAAATTTCAGCCTGCAACAAATTCAAAATCTTGGTCGAATCTGGTCGTATGAAATTGTACAGCAAAGCACTGATTTCTGAGCTGAAAACTTTTGTGGCGTCAGGAACCAGCTATGCAGCCAAACCTGGCGAAACTGACGATCTTGTGATGGGCAGCTTGTTAAGCACTAGAATGTTGATGATGTTACAAACGTACCACGCAGATTTGGATGCTAGACTAAAAGATCACTCGGACAATTTGGTAGAGCCATTTCCTTTCATTTCAATCATGCGCTAAATACAGCACTATGGCACAAGAAATCAAAATAGGCGACGATCTTTACGATCTGTTGACCACTCACAATTTTGACGTGGAGATAACCGACGAGCGCGGCCAAACAGCAGATCCTGCCAATGGTGTGGTATTCAAATTTGATTATCAATCTACCACTGGCAAAAATTACGGTACAGTGGTGCTGGTAGCTGGCGAAGACAACGAGTTGATGTTGTTCTATGGCGACAATCTTGGTCGTGGCATGGAGCCTGAAGACAAAGATGAGTGGTTCAAGTTTATGAAAGAACTCAAAGATTTCAGCACTCGTCACAACTTTCACACTTTCAGTCCAAAAAATATCAATGCATTGAAAAGAACCATGGCTGGTATGGCAGCAATCAAAGAAGGTTTGTTTGAGGGTTATTATGGCACACGCAGAGTCAGTTACATGGGCGAAGCCACTGAAGCCAGACTTGTGATACGTCACAATCGCATGATAGGCGAAGATGACAAACGATATCGTTATGTGGAGAGTCTTTTTATTGAAACTGCAGACGGCGAGCGTTTTAAACTGCCTTTTGTCAAATTGGCTGGAGGCCGTGCCATGCTGGAGCATGTGCGGCAAGGCGGTCGACCATATGATATCCGTGGACAGCATATCACTGAAACTGTCAATGAAATGGCTGTGCTGTCAAGATTTCGTCGAGCACAGCAAGGCAGAATGTTCGAAGGCAACACTCGTGAATTGGTGGAAAACGCCAATGCCTATTACGATGCCATGCAGTTGAATCTCAAACAGATGTCCAGTCCACGTGGTTATCAACATTATTTTGAATCTTGGTCACCAGCTGAAATAGGTCAACAAGAGTCTCTGGTAGAAGATTTACGCAACTGGTTTGTTGAACAAACACTGGATACCAGAATAGAACAGGCCTTGCCTACGCTGGCCAAAATACAATCGCAAGGAAATGCTATGAAAGAAGCACAAATTTTTGAAAACTGGGCAAATCAGATCATGGAAGGCACCTGGGCACTGCCAGACACGCCTGAAGCACAAGAAAAGCTCAATACACTCATGAGCAGTGAACTGATTGTGGGCCCAGATGCCGTGAATGCCACTGAACTGTTGTATGATGTGATAGGCGATGATGAACTGTTTGACATCCTGTCAGACTTGGCTCAGCGTGATCCCAGAGCCAACATCTGGGATGATTCTGATGTGCAAGCCCGCCTGGCTGAACTGGGCATTCAAACTCCTCAAAGCACTGAGGCAGAACCTGCGGACGTGGCACAAGACACCGCACCTGGCCAGCAAGGTGTAGCGGAGGCTGCAAAATGGCGCGATCCCAAATATCAAGGACAAACATTTGATTACGATGATTCGTATGAAGGTCCTGGAGACACTAGAGCTGGTAAAGTTTCGTTGGATCGTGCAGGTATGCGACAACTTCCCGGGCAAACCTTTGACCCATTGGGATATAAGGCACGCGAAAAACAAGCTACAGGCAAATTGACTCCACGAGATGTAAAATATGCAACAGCTAAAAACTTCGAAAAGGAAAAACAACAGCAAACTGACTATGACAGATCAAGAAAAGCAGGGCAAGGTGTGGCGGAAGGCAAAGAACTCACTGACATACTACGCTACGCAGGTGTGTCCGTGAAAGAAAGTGTGCTTACAGATTCAACCGGTGCCACACTAGATCACATTCTCAAACGTTTCAGTCGCGAAGTTTCTGACTTCAAACAAACTGGTGAATTGGATCGTGACCTGTTTGAAGCCTTGTATGACTACTACTTTGATGACATGCCCTATGGAATCAAAAAAGCTCGCACTGGTGATCCAGATGAATGGATCGGCGACCGCTTGGCAGCAGAATTGGGAATGAACGAAGCCGACAACATCAGCACATTTGAAGTCATGAGTGGTTTTGACGCACCAGTGGCCGAAGGTAGCTGCAACATGACCACAGAAGGTGAGTATTGCCCTGAACATGGTTTGTCTGAGTGTGCTATGGAAGAAGGCTGGAAAAGCGAGTTGGCTGGAGGCACTGCAGGTGGCGTAGCTGGTACACTGGCTGGCGCTGCCATAGGTGGTCCTGTAGGTGGGTTAGTTGGTGGTGCCCTAGGCGGCACTGGTGGCGCTATGATTGGTCGCGAAATGACCAAAGAAGATGGCAAAGATCCTATGGATCATCGTGGCGCAGTCACAGACAGCTTTTATGAGTCTCAGCAAGTGGATGAATTGGCCAGAATCAAATCTCTCCTGCATTACAAATAAAAGTTTGACGTGTCGGATAAAGACTGGTTCGAGTGGTCAATCAGGTCAAAGGTTGGCTCAGTGTACATGCTGGACGATCATCTTGGTGGATTTGATAATTCTTATAGAAATTCTGTGTTGGATCAGATTCCGCCAGGATCCACCTGTTACACTGAGTACGTTTTGCCAGCACAGGTTCGGCAGCAATACCCGCAATTGAACTTAAAATTTTCAGCCTGGTTGGCTCTCACTGGCAATCACGTCTACACTGTGGTTGACACGGTTAATAAAAATTTGAAATTGGGCAAACCCGAGTTCAAAAATTTTTTGTGCAGTTTTAATCGAGCAAATCAATTAGGTCGACATTGGCTGGTAGCAGCGCTGGATAATCTGGGATGGTTCAATCCACAATACAGCAGCAAACATTTCAAAGTCAACCCTGAATCTACAGAGTTGTGTGACTTTTTACCACAGCCAAAAAGTATCAAAAGAAAAAAGTTTTACGACTCTGTCTATAGTTTTGATTTTGAATCTTCCTGGGATCATTGCACAAACTTAAAAGTGCTGTCTCCATTGATACAGGATAACTTTTTGACCTTGGCGTCAGAAAGTTTCTCAGCTGAGACCACTGTGCCTTTTTGGACTGAAAAATTTTTGTACCCTGTGGCCAATCAACGACTGTGGTTGGCCTATGCCTCTCCAGGCTATCATCGATTTGTGCATCGATATCTTGGATTTCGTCCTTACAGTTGTTTTGACTATCGTTTTGACTACATCCAAGATCCTGTGGTTAGGTTACAAACTTTGCTTCAAACTTTAGAACCTTTTGCCAAGATGACCCCAGATCAATGGCAAAAAATTTATCAGGAACAATGGGAAATTATACAGTGGAACTATGAATGGTTGCGCAGTGGTCAGTGCATTGACTATCTTTTGTTGTTTGATGAATTTGATGAACCAATTCCTGATCAGGCAACTTGGCGTCAGTATTTCCTTCATCCTTTCAGTGATGACGATTTGTATCATCGGGCATACAATCAGTTTCATTCAGTGAAATTGGCTCAACAACAAATAAAAATGGATTTTGCCGCTCGGCCATAAATACATTTGACACTGCACAACAAACGCCGTATACTACATCAGTGTATGCACTATCTTGTTCAGTGTCACAGGCAACTCAATCTACATTGTTAGATAGGCAACACAACATAGGCAACTTTTAAAGGAGAAAATACTATGGCATCTTTGGCAGAAATTCGAGCACGTTTACAGGCAGCTGAAAACAAACAAGGTGGGCAATCCACCGGTGGAGACAACTCCATTTACCCACACTGGAACATGGAAGAAGGCCACAGCGCTTCGATTCGCTTCCTACCAGATGGTAACTCAAAGAACACATTTTTCTGGGTCGAACGTGCAATGATTCGCCTGCCCTTTGCTGGCATCAAAGGCGAAATGGAATCCAAACAGGTCATGGTGCAAGTGCCCTGCGTGGAGATGTGGGGCGATGCTTGCCCTATCTTGGCCGAAGTTCGTACCTGGTTCAAAGACAAAAGCCTGGAAGAAATGGGTCGCAAATACTGGAAGAAACGCAGCTATGTGTTTCAGGGCTTTGTGCGTGAAAACCCACTGAGCGAAGACAAGACCCCAGACAATCCCATCCGTAGGTTCATCATTGGTCCTCAGATCTTTACCACCATCAAGGGTGCACTGATGGATCCTGAGCTGGAAGAATTGCCAACCGACTACCTGCGTGGTCTGGACTTCCGCATCAGCAAAGGATCCAAAGGTGGCTTTGCTGACTACAATGGCTCTAAGTGGGCTAGAAAAGAGTCAGCTCTAACCGAAGCCGAACAGGCAGCCATTGAAAAACATGGCCTGTTTGATCTTTCAACATTCTTGCCCAAGAAGCCCACTGATGTGGAACTGAAAGTGATCAAAGAAATGTTTGAGGCTTCAGTGGATGGTCAGCCCTATGACACCGAGCGTTGGGGGCAGTATTTCCGTCCAGCTGGTGTGCAGGCGCCAGGCAAAGGTGACAGTGAAGATGCTGCACCAGCACCTGTGGCCAAGGCAGCGCCTGTGACCCGTCCTGCTCCTGCTGCTCAGGACGATGATCCACCGTTTGACACTGACGAGGCTCCTGCAGCCGCAGCACCAGTGCAGACACCAGCTGCCAAACCATCAGGCAGTGCAGCTGATATTTTGGCAATGATCAGAGCACGCCAAAAAAGCTAATGTGAACTGTTGGTAAATAGAGGTAGTTTTCACACTACCTCTATCTACTGCACTCAAGTAATGACCGACGTTGTAATTGCGGCTTTGCCTTTCATTGAAACCAAAGAACCAATGATGGCCCCTGGCCTGCTCAAAGGAGTGGTTCACAAAACAGGTCTAACATGTTACACATTTGATTTCAATGCTGAAGTCATGAGTTTGTTACAGACCCAGCACATAGAAACTCAAGACAAAGTGACCAGATGGTTTCTCTATGGAGAAAACGATCACTGTAAGTCAACTCAAAGTTATGTGGCTGTATTGGTAGACCATGTGGTCAAACAAATAGCATCAAAAAACCCAA